CCGGAACCCACTGTGTATCCGCCACAAGCCCACTCTGTCGTGCTGATTGCGGACATCTTAAACAGACCACCCGCATCTTCACCCGTCTCTGTAGAGTCAAGATCACACGACACATGAGAGGCAATCGTCGCTGCAAAAGCATCAGTTCCGCCGGCTGTCGTGCTCGTACCTGCCATGCCACCACCAATAAAGTTGGCAGCACTGCCTGTATCAACAGAGTAAGCGGCAGTTCCCGTCACCGTTACGGCGAACTCAAAGAACATACCAACGTCATCAGCACCAATCTCAGGCAAGGTGTAAACCTGCCCTGCTGCGGTGCCAAAGATGCACAATGCACCAGACTGATCCACCGTTAACTGCGTAGTCGTACCGGCACCATTGATAACCTGGCGAGCCAGTCCACGTACACGGCAACCATCAGGAGAACCATGATCTAGATGTTCGCGATTTGTTGCGATAGTCATATCAAATTCCCCCTAGTTGTTGATTCTGCAAGCCCATTCGGGACGCAGAGTCTTCCAGCCATAAAGGATGTCCAGCCTTAAGAGCAGCTCATCATTCCTGATGTCACTACCCTGCCAGCACCTGATCGCCAAACCATCTTGCACCCGGCGTACACACCTGATCGCATCATCCATGATCGGCAAGTCAGCAGTTACAAACGTAAATGCGTCCTTGTGATACATGAGATTTGATTGGTACGTGATGCTGTTACCAGCATAGAACACCAACGCATCACCGGTCGTCGGCAATTCGTTAACATTCTGCTTGGCACCTGAGGTAATCCAGGCTGGGCTGAACGTAACATCGTTCGTGTTGGTAACCGCAGTGAGGACAAACTGTTTCAGGTGAGCGTAAGACGCTTTTGTTTCAGGATGAACATCAAAAACACCAGCAATGGTGAACGTCGAACCCACAGCCAAGTTAGCACCACCGGCAAGCGTGACGGTCGTATCGCCAGAAGCGATAGAACCATCATTCAACGTGACAGTACCAACGTCAGCTGAATTGGTGTGTGCGTAAGTACGATCGTTCTCGTACCACGTTGCCATCGAGTTGCGCCCGATGTAACCCTCACGGAATGCCTTGGAAATGTCGCCCTGTGGATTGAACTGAGCAAGAGCACCACTGGATGCACCGTTGACAACTGCAGACATCGTGTTCGAATCAAGCTGAACACAACGCTGACCGTCTTTTGGTGCAAGCCCTTGATTGAGCTTAGCTCGTGCCGAAGATACAGCATCAAGGTCAACCGTACCGACAACTTCCGTAGTCGTACCGGTGTATTTGTAGACGTCCTTGGTTACTGCTGAAAGGACATCACCCTCAATTCCGCTGACGAGCACGCTAGTGGCCGGCTCGATGTAGCGTCTACTGAGTTCGTCGATCGACAAGCTCAACTCCGCTGAGTTGAATTTCATATCAACGCCGTCTTGCGTGGCGACGGTTACGTTCTGCGTGGTTTCCTCTTGGTCCTGCACATCCATGACTCGAGAGCCCTTTCTGCGGACGTACTGGTTTGGATCTCTGACACGTAACGTATCACCCACCTTGGCGCCAGTCTTGGCGTAAGATGAGTCATAGCTACGGTCAATGGTTCCAATGAAAGCGAGTTTTTCATGCGCAATGCGCAACGCTTCCCTTGTCACCATATCGATAACACTGAGAGTATTAGCCATCGTTAATTACTCCTTAACGGTTAGCTATTTCTTTTTCCCTCCGCTTACGGTACTGAGTATCAGTCATGCCTGTGACATAGCCTTTATCCAGACCCGCATCACCCGATTTAATCTTGGGCACCGGCTTCGGGGCGTCACTGACGACTTTTGGTTTGGCGGCAATAGCTTGCTCGGCTTTCAGTTCAGCTGCTAAGGCCGCAACACGACCTCCTGCAACTGCGTCGGGTAGGCCATACATCTTCAAAGCCTTATCAGGATTCAGCCCCAGGTGGTGCAAGACATCTTCCCGAATACCCGTATCACCAGCTGCATCGAGCATTGCTTGACTTATTCTCAGGTTCGGATCTCTCGTTACCTTGAAGTAGTCTTTATGCTTTTCAGCATACTTGCTCTCAGCCTCTGCGAACTTAGCCGACTGCTCCTCTGATGTCTTCCTGTCCTGTAGATTAAGAACCGCACGTTCAGCCGCTGCTGTAGCACGCTTCTCGTTCTCATCCATGAGATAGGTCTGGTACTTAACATCATCGAAATCAAAATCTGCCGGTGTCTTTAACGGCTCTTGCACCACCGGGACCGCAGCTATCTGCTCACGCAGCTTTGCCACTTCCTCGTTGGCGACCTCTAGTGCCCGTTCAGTTTCACGACCAAATGTAGTCAGTTCATCCATCCGTGCCTGGACTTTGGCCCCATATTCAGGGTCGTCGTCTGGCATCGGATCAATTGTTTCCTCGACGTTTTCTTCGTCGGCTGGTGATGGGTCAGCTTCACTTTCCGGTTCTTTGGTAACTTCCTCTGTCTCGGTCTCCACCTCGACTGGCTCTGTTACCACCTCTACAACTGCTCCCGTATCAACCGACTTATCATCGGCAAAACGGACTTCAGCATCCGAACTCGTGCTTGCATCAGGCTGCGGTTCAAGGTCCGCAATTACGTCTGGCATGGATCACCCTTGTGTGTGCGCCTCCCGGCGAATTTAAAGCTGTTCGTTATCAGGCGGAACAATCCTCAGTCCACCCTTCTCTCGGACGGCAGAAACACTCTTGCTGCTACCGTCATCAAATTCTATATCCGCGGTGATTCTACCACCTTCACGACGAGTCGTGCCACCGATCGGCTGTCTCTCTGACTTGCGATATAAGTCCTCGGCCTGGGCTCTCATGTCACCAACTGCTGAATCTGCTGCTGACATGAACTCTGCCAGGATGGTATCAACCCTGTTTGTCTGCTCGAGCGCACTAACACCATCAACTGCACCACTAGCCTCATCAATCACGACGCCGGCCTCGGCTGCGGCGATCTTCACATCAGCTGACTTCAGTGTAAGTCCTGCACCCTTCTCAATAAGTTTCGCAGTCTCCTCGGCAACCTTAGCCTCAAACTCAGCTTTGTCCGCCCTCAGATTAGCAATAGCGACATCAACACTGGCTTTGGTCTTCTCAGCTTCAGCCTTCTCACCCTCGAGCTCTGCAGCTGCTGCCTGGACCAACTGACCGTATTCCTGTGCTCCTCGTCACTGTCCAGCTGCTGCTGGATCTGCGGAGGCAACATCATCTTAAGTCTTTCCCCCAATTCCTCTGCGTAAGGAAGATCCATCGACTTGAACACGATGTCACCACCGATCTGCATAAGCTCAGGAAAGCCTTGAGCAAGGTTACCGTAAGTCTCTGCAGCTTCCTGACGTAGTGTCGAGAAGTTAGGACCAGACGTCACAGTAACGTCGTAACGACCCATCGACAGGTCATTCACCCTGACGTTCTTTCCAGACTCAGGATCAAATACGATCTGGTTGACCTTCTTGTAGTCTTCTTTGCCATCGATGCCGAGCACACGTAATTCTCGATCTGTGTCATATATCTCAGGTATCAGGTCGATCAGGATCTCGTAAGTGTATTCAACCGCTTTCGACATATTGTCCCTGTAGTCGAAGTTGGCAATCTCACCCTGCTGCTGTCGAGCATAGATAGCCCGACCTGACTTTTCTCTTCGTTATCAGTCGCTGCCTGGGCAAACAACGCTGCCGGAACGTCAGCACCACCCATTCGCTGTGGCTCCCTGCCACCAGTCGCTGGATCAGCTTCGTAGAGTAAGTATGGGAAATTCTTCTTATCGGCCTCTGCCCACTCGTCAGTGTGTCCAGCTGCTTGAGCACTGGTTGCCCACCACTTGGCTTTGGGCGTCTGCGCAATGGTCTCGGCAATAGCTGTCTTCGATACATTAAAGTTGCGCTGTGCGTCCTTGGCATGTCTGACCAGTCCCCACCAGTAATTGCGCCCCTCGATATTAGTCTTCTCACCGTGGACCATGATCCAGGGGAACTTACGTCC